TTATTATTTATATTTATTCTCTATTATATAAAAAAAAAATATTATTAAAAATTATAATATACTATGAGTAATAATAATCAATCTACTAATAATAAATCTAATAATAATCAATCTACTAATAATAAATCTAATAATAATCAATCTAATAATCGTAAAAATAATAATAATATGATTAATAATGCTCTCAATAAACTAAAATTATCATCTAATTCTAATATGGTAAAAAATTTATTAGATAATGGTGATAAAATCTTTGTTAAATTTGATAATGATATTTTAGATAAAAATGGAAAATTATATGATTCCTTTATTACAAAAATATCTCCTTTTATTAAATTAAATGATCTAAATAATGATGATCTTTATACTCTTGCTATTATTGATCCTGATTTACCTGAAAATGCTCCCAATAAATTATATTTACATTTAATGATCTCTAATATTAAAGGTGATGATATTACAAGTGGAACTGTTATTCGTCGTTATCATAACCCTAGACCTCCTTTCGGTGAAACACATAGATATTTTATTATTTTACTCAAACAAGATAATGAAATATCTCCTAATTCTTTGAAAAATAATAAAACCAATAATAATAATAGAAGACCAAGAGAACCAAGATTATTTGAAAGTGTTGTTGAAATTATGGATAAATGCTGTAAAGATATGAATTTAGAACCATTAGCAATCAGATATTTTAAAGTTAAATCTGATAGAAAAGAAAGAAACTAAATTATTATCTTTTTTCAAAGATAATAGTAAAATAATATATTGATATTTAATATATTATTATACATAATTATATGATATTTTCAAAAAAACTTTATATTTTTTTTATAGTATTATTTATTATTATAGTTATTCTTCAAGATAAAAATAAAAAATTTACTAATGACATATTAGATTATACATTATTATCCATTTGTATTCTTTTATTTATTTTATTAGTTTTCGAAATTTTATTATTTGTTAAAGATCTTTTAAATCCTTATACACCTATAAAACAAAATGCTATTGTTAATATTCTATTTTTATTCTCTATGAGTTGGTTTATATTTGCATTTATTTATTATTGCATTCATCTAATTACTCCTGAAAAAATGTATATTGATGATACTGTTTCTAGTAAAATATCTAATAAAAATGTCTTATTAAATTGTTTATATTTTAGTGTTTCAAATTCTTATATGAATAGTGTTGATTGGTTATCAGTAAAAGGAAATATATTAAAATCAATCATTATGATACAAATAATATTTACTTCTATATTCTTATTATACTTAATAGATAAAATATTAGAATATGATATTCTTACACAACTCAAAATTAACCAAAAAATAACATCCAATAATATTAAAAAAAAATAAAAAAAAACTTTTAAAAAAAAAAATAATAAAAAGTAAAATAAATAATAATTATATTAAATATTACAAAAAATAATATTTAATATTTAAATATGTATAACATTATTATTATTTTGAATAACATATTTTGAAAAAAAACCATCATTCGAATATTTTTTCATAATAAAATGAAAAATCTCAGTATATACATCTATAATTGAATTTGAATAAAAATTATTAATATTAAATAATTTTTTATATAAATTTAATTCAAAATCTGTTAATATATAACTCTTCCCTTTTCTAAAAACTCTCTCAACAAATTTATTCCATATTTTATTTTTTATTGGATTTTCAATATCAATATTATTACAATATTTATATAATGCTTCATCCATTAAATAAATAATAAATAATAAAGATTGACTAATTTTTTCATCACTCATATGATCAAAAAATCTAAGTTCTATACCATGATTATAATGTTTATTAAAATTAATATCATAACCTATATCATTTAATTTATTATAATCACAATTTTCATAATATTTATTATACCAAAAATTCTTATCTAAATCCTTAATACTCTTTGTTAATAATTTACCTTTTAACATTAAATCTGTATCATATGTTCCAATTCCTATATATCTTGATACAGCACATCTTTGTGATACAGCAGATAAATTACTATTAAATCTATAAAATGGATCACTTGAACCATACATTGTAATAAGAAATGGTTCCATATATTGTATTAATTTTATGGCATATTTATGCTTATCTTCAAACTCTTTATAAGAAGATTCAGATATTTCAGAATTTTCATTTAAAATTGTTGGTAATGTTAAATTAAAATGAATTGTTCCATTACAAAATACCGATACATTATTTAAATTAGTCATAAATACACCAATTGCATGATTCGTTGTCATCCAATTGATTATTCCTTTATCTGAATTTAATGATAACTTTTTTTGACATAATTGTAAATGTTTTAAAAATTCTAATTTATTCATTTTTAATTCTTTAATAACATCTTTATATAAAATATTATAAAAATTTAATGTAACTATTTCTATACTATCTCCATCAAATATAAATGTATTATCTTCATTTTCAAAAAAATATGGATCTAACATTTTTAATGTATCTAAAAATGTCTCATCACTATATTCAGGATTAACTTCACATTTACTACCATAAATAGTTTTAGGTTCATTATTCATATCTGTATTAATAAATGAATGACTATTCACTAATATTGGTAAATATATATCATCATCTTCTGTATAATTTTCTAAATATTCTTCTAATAAATCTTTTATTATACCCTTTTTATAATTTGAAAAATAATCTACACTATATCTTTCTCTCTTATGATTATTTAATATTTCTGATTTCTTTTTACTAATTTTTTTATTATATTCTAAATATAATTCATTTTCTATACCAATTCCCCAATATAATGAATTTGGTCTATATAAATTTTTATATTTATGATGTTTTTGTAAATTTTGGATAATATTATCATTCATATATTTATATTAATAATATATATAAATTATATGCAATTTAACAAAATTATCTTGCGAAATGAAACGAAAAATAATGAAAATAGAACACCACTTATTCCTAAACATTGTCAAATTTTAATTAATTTATATAATTATGAAATTTATGTTGAAAGTAGTATTAACAGATGCTATCAAGATATAGATTATCAAAATGAAGGATGCTTTATTATTGAACCTAATTCATGGATCAATATTGCTTCCAATAATAAAAACTACTTAATTGTCGGATTAAAAGAATTATCTTTATATCAACTTAATCATTTAAATCATCATCAACATCTATATTTTTCTCATTTTATTAAAAATAATAATCCTCTTATTCATAAATTCTTCGATTCTAATAGCAAATTATTTGATCTTGAATATTTTATTGATAATAATAATAACAGATTAACTACTTTTGGATATTATGCTGGTATATGTGGTATAAAAATTGGTTTAAATGAATGGGGTAAAATATCAAATAAAAAGATAGAAGAATTAAATATATGTATTATTGGTCCAAATGGTAATTGTGGGCAAGGTGTAAGATCTATATTAGATAATCTAAATTTAAAATATAAATATAAATGTTTCTATCGTAATGATCAAAAAAATGAGTTATGGAACTATGATATTATTATTAATTGTATAAAATTATCAGAAAAAATAGATCCTTTCATTACTGAAAATGATATAAAATATTTTAATAATACTACTCTAATATTAGATATAAGTTGTGATCCAACTCATCCATATAATCCTTTTCCTATTTATAATAAAACGACTACATTTAACAATTTTATTTTAAAAGTAAATCAATTTATTAATGTAATTTCTATTGATAATCTACCTTCTTTTTATTCATTAGAGAGTTCGGATTATTTCTCTAATTTATTATATAAATTATTTATTAATAATCAAGAAAATAATATTATTTGGGAACGGTGCTACAGTTTTTATCATAATAAATTATTAAATTATAATCAAAAAAAATGAAATAATTTTAATTAATTATGTAACGTTATAAAAAATATAATTACTAAAAATGGATGACATTAATGATATTCAATATATAGTATTTGATACTCGATTACAGATCTATATTTATTTAAAAAGACATGAAAATGGTAAAAAAAATTTATATTATTCATATGATTCTATAAATAATAGTAAAGATAATGATACATTAATTAGATTAATGAAAATCAAGTTAAATACAGGTTTAAAAGTATGGTTATTACCAGGAAGAATTATTGGAAGTGGTTCTCATGGAAGTATATTTAATGGATGGGATAAATATGGTAATACATATGCTATAAAATGTTTTGAAGAATGGAATATTTTTTTACCTAGAATCATTAGAGATAATAAATATTATGAATATCCAGAATCAGTAATTAAATGTAATCATGAAGCTAATATAATGTGTAAATTAAGAACAGATTTATATATGGGAAGAGTTGGATTTTTTTTAGTAATGAGAAGAATGGATACTACATTTCAATCATTATTAGAAATTGAAGCTAATAGAAATAAAGTATATAATCAATATAATATAAGATATTTATTATATTATTTTCTAGATATCTGTGAAAAAGTAATATATATTCATTCAAATGAAATTATACATTGTGATCTAAAACCATCCAATATTTTAATCAATATATTAAATCTTCCTGATAATCAATTTATGATTAATAATATTATGATTTGTGATTTTGGTAGTTCATATTGTAAAGGAGAATTAAATCCTATTGGTGAAGTATGCACTAGATGGTATACATCTATTGATGAAGCTATGAGATTAATAGATCCTGATAAGGAAATAAGTTTTAATCACGATATTTGCTCCCTATCTTGCATTTTAGCTCAAATATTAAATTTTGGTGATTTTCCAAATGAATTAAAATCTAAAGAAAGTCCTGGATTAGAAAGAGAAAAAGATATAAATAATTATATATCCAAATTAAAAAATATGTATGATTCTAATTTTATAGATTATCCTTTATTTAGAGGATATACAGATTTATTAATCAATGGATTACAATGTAAATTAGATTCTAATCAATTCTTTGAGGAATTTAAAAAAATTTATTATGATCATTATTAAATAATGTAATAATTATTTTTATAAATTTATTTATATAAATAATAATATATAAGTCTAAAAATTAATTATAATTTTATTAATAATTAGTAATAATGACTGATTTATATGAAATATATAATAATAATAATATTAATTTGATGAATGATAATAATATTGTAAATGATATAAATATGAATGATATTGATAATAATAATTTAGATTTAATAAATGAATGTAATGATATAAATTTTTTTACAGAATTAGGTATAAAAGATATCAATTTATTTTTGATTGATTTAAGTATAAAAAATAGTAGATTATTTAGATATTTTATAAGTGGATCTCCATTTGTATTATCTAAAGATTATAATTATTTACAATATGATACTATAAATATTAAAAATAATATAGTAGAATATGATAAAAAAATTATAAAATTTTTAGATATTTATAAAGAAAATATAGATAAATATTTAAGAAATGGAGAACAATATAATACAGAAGATAATTTATGTTTTATTTATGTATTGGATAGAAATAATTATAATAATAACATTTTTCAAATATGTAAAGATTATTTAGAAATTATTATAAAATATTTGACTAATTTTAATCATTATGAATATGAAATTATATTACAAAAAAATATATTATATCAAAGATTTGTAGTAGTAAATTATTATATAAATTTAGAATTAAATAATAATAATTTAGTTCTAAAATATTTTTATATTATTCGTCCAAAATATAATGATTATATAAATTATAATAAATTAACATATGAATGGTATGAATTTGAAAAAACGTTAGATATATATAAAAATAAAATTAATCAAGAATTTAATAAATATAATTCTCAAGATATAATTACATTAGAAATATATAATAAATTTTTTCAAAATAAAAGTGAATTAGAATTAAAAATAATACCTTATTATAAATTAAAAAATTATAAATTAAATATTGAATTAGAAAATAGAATTAGAGAAATATTGATTGATTATTTAGATATACCAAGTTATAAAAGATATTTTCAAGGATATATTTTTAGATTTTATGGTAGTTTAGTAATTGGAAATGATTCATGTATTTCATTTATTCTTAATAAAGATTTTATTTAGATATTTTATTATAAAAAAAGTTTAATATATAAAATTTTATATATTAAAATTTAATTAAATTATTTTAAATGATATTAAAAATTAGTAAAATAAAGGAACTTCTAAATGTTGGATAGATGAATTATGATATAATAAATCTCTAATTCTAGATGATTGTCTAAATACAGCATTCTCATTAATGTCAGGGTTGAGATGATTAACTTCTGATGTAATTCTGTTAGCATAAACTGTTCCATTATAAGATATAGCATACATAGTATTCCCTAATATATCACTTGCTCTATATAAATCTTTACAATTTACATATAATAATTTATTTTGTTCCCTTGTTGCATAAATTAGTTTAAGTAATTGTTGAATACTTGTTTGACCGTGTGCAGTAAAATTTAATGATGAAACACTACTATTAGGAGTATATGTTGCGAGTAAATCTGATGTGTTTGCGGATAGAAGATTTGTCCAACTTGAATTAACAGG